GTAAACAACCTTTACAGTATTGCTAATATGTTCTCTTTTATGTTTCGATTTCTTAGGAGTCTTGTATTTACCTTTACGTTTTCTAACTGAGAATCCCCCAAAGTCATTTTCTTTTTTCTCGTAGTTAAGTTGATGGGTAGATATAAATTCAGCGTCCATTACTTGAACAGAAAATTTATCATAATCATTAGAGTATGACGTATGCCTGTGATAACCTCTTCCAAACAAAGTGTCTTCATCTTGTTTTTTACCGTATTTATCAGCCATCTCTTTATACTCCTCTTCAGTGAACTGATCTCCAGCTATTCTTTTTAATTCAGCTATACTTATAGTGTATATCTCTCCAGCATGCTGTATGTTCTTGTAGTCTGGTGATTCTGAATATGAAGTTACTAAATTACTAGGATTAACGTATTTTATTCTTATACCATATGAAGAATCTATATGTGTTTTTACAGCAGCTGTCCCAATAACAACTAAATCCCTCACTAACCTTTTCTTTAGTTCATCAAAATCATTTTGCTGTAAAATAAACTCTATACCATTTTCTAATGATATCTCTTGGGCTTGCTTATAATTCATTTGCATAAATAATTCCAACTCCTCCATGTCTTGAGGAACAAAACCCTTTCTAGTGTAATCTACCCCTGTCTTTTTAGTCATAAAAGTTCTAAGCTCTTGCGTCATCATATCTGCAAAAAGCTCTCTAGCATCTTCTTTTCTTTTGTCTATAGACATTGTGTCGATAGCGTTAGCTCTAATCATAAATTCTTGATTAACCATACCACCGCAAACTACATCTACAAATTTGGGAACTATAGAAACTGGGGTCCAATCTATATTCATATATGACGAATCACCCTCAACATCTAATAAGTCTTTATATTTAGAAACACTCTGAGTTCCCTCAGCATAAGATCTTAATTTCTCAAAACTTCTTTTTCTATCTTGATAGCTTAGATCTGTACTGTTTTTCCAATCGTGATACATTCTTTTAAAATATTGCAAACCATATTCGTTTGTTAATTTTTCTTCGTTAGTCGCAAATATTGTAGGATATCCTCCTATTGTTTCAAATTGAGTTTTCATTTATATTTTCTTAGACATTAATCCTATATTTCTATATCTTTTTACAAAGTTAAGATTTATTTTTTTTACTTCTCCTTTTCTCACGTGTTTTTGTGAAGCTAAAAGAGCTAAGCTAGAAGCAACTGTAGCATCATATTTTGTTCTGTTATCTGGCTCAAATCTACTCCAGTCATCTAAAAGCCTGTTAAAGTAACATTTACCCATTTCTTCTGTCTCGCCATTTAGCCCCACATAATCGTAAACATAACTAGCTACGGCTTCTGTTTGAGCATTAAGAACAGCAACTCCAGTAGAGGGTATTCCTTTTGTTTTTTGTTTCCTACTACTATCTGTGTGCGTAGATTCTGGTCTATCCATTAAATACTCATAATATCCCCTTCTCTCAAAGTATTTTATTATACCCACCTTGTTATTTTCTATAAGTATAGGGCATCCATAATACACGCAAGTTTTAAGAACATCTTCATAAAACATTTCCGCCTTAGGAGGTCTAGCTATATATTCACACACAAACTGATTTGAAAAATCATCCATCATGCTAAATTTTTTATAAACATAACATGCTGCATCAGACCTTCTACCGTCAGTAGTTGTGTCGTGATCATAAGGGTCACATCCAGCCACCATTTCTATTTTATTTCCAGGAGATTTTCTTTTATAAATTATCTTTATATTATTCCTCCTGTCTTCTGGGGGTAACCAAGATATCCTCCATCTACCCTGAGACCCAGGCTTCCATTGAACAGTTGTGTCTTTTACACCACTACTCCACATAAAATCACCTCTAACAATTAAGTTATTGGATTGCTCATTATAATCCATCTGTTGATATATTCTTTCAACATCAAACGGACTATGTCTTGAATCGCTTCTAAAAGCTTCTTCTACCGTAAATGGTCTTTGCCTCTTCTCTTCAGAAAGCTTCGCAGTATTTTTTTTGTAAGCATCTCTTATATTTTGAAGATACTCTTTAGCTCCTATAGTTTTACCTATACTCTTAGCTTGCTCTTTTGTTGGAGTGTCTATTACAGAAAATCCATATTCATCTATAAATCCCTCATAGCCATCATACGCTGGAGTGAAATAGGAATACATTCCTGATCTAGTTCTTCCGTTAGCATCTCTTTCTTCTGTGTCGCTATCAAACCATATATTTTTAAAATTCTCTCCCCCTGACACCTCAAGCTCATTCACAGTAGAAGGCATAAAACATTTTCCAATAATTCTATCCCCCAATGTTAAGCAGGATCTTACAACCTCCCAATTCTTTTCAACACTTGCTTCTGTCCATTTACCAGCCTCATCGCACAAGTACCTTATTAGTTTAACGGAATCATACGAGTTCTCTCTCGTATTCCTCCAATCTATTTTACTATTTAATGCCTCAGATTTTGTAACCTTAGCATAATTCTTAGTTATCTTTTGTCCTGGCGTGTTAAAGCTAAGTGTACTTTTAGGGTTATCACTACCATCTATTATAGGTTGAAAGAAAAAAGGTAAACTTCTAAACATATAAACAAGCTTATCTGTAAACAATGACTTTGCATCTGCTCCAGTTTTACTTGTTATTCCTCCATGAGAATTGTATCTCGATGTTATTTCGTGTAACAACATAGAGGCACCCTTGTATGAAGCCCCTTCTCTTCTATGCTTAACCATAATCATTCCAAAACAATCTGGGTCCTTCTTACATATCTCCCAAAAAATAAAGAATCTCCTGTCTCTGTCTCTATATTCGGGATATCCTATATCCATTTTGCACCAGTTTAAATAATAATAATGCTCCCCTGTTATGTAGGTTGGTTCACCATTATTCATAAACCATACTCCATTATTTCTTCTTTCAAATTCCTGATCTATAAACCAAGAATATTTAGACACAGTATCTACATTTAATCCATCAGGCATCTCCGTTCTCATCCACTTCTGACTTTTCTTATTTAGATCTGAAAATAATATGTCTTTTTTCTTAGGCTTAACAGGAAGCTTAAATTTTAAACCACTTACATTTATATATCCTGCCATAGTAAATTTTAGCCAATTATGCAAATATAATAAAATAAATTATACTCTCTATTTTTTAGCGTACTTTTCTGAGAAGCCAGCTCTGAAAGATTTTTCCTCTAATTCAGTTTGTTGATCGGCTGACACACCTTCGTTGATTTGATTTTGTATTTTATGTATAGCCATTAGAATATCTTGAGCGTCCATAAAACACTCCTTCTTCGCCTTCATAGCGTTCCTAGCTTTATCGTCTTGTAAATCTGGATCTATAGGTTTCTTAACTTCCTCTAACAATAAATCAAATGCTTTATTCCCAGATTCTATTAGTCTCTCTAATTTTTTGCTTACATTTACTTCTTTCATTTAATTTAATGTTTAATAATACTGCACACCTTTCGTAACACTCCATCTCTTCATAATATTCTATCATAAAGTCTATGAATCCATCAAACACTTCTTGATCTAAATTCTCCTCTACCACGTTCCATAAAAAATATGGCTTTGATGAAGAGTCCAGTATATCTTCTATAGACTTTCTACCAGTTAATAAATCGTAAGAATTTGAGACACATATATCTATTATTTCTTGGGTATCTAACATTATTCGACTTTTGCTAATATATCAAAGTTACGCATTCTT